ATATATGATGGATCAACGCTGGTTTTTACAACCATGAATGCAATTAATAGTGTTGTTACTGTCGATATTAATGGTCTTGCTGATGAAGAAGGTGTTGGTTACAATGTAACTGGCCAATCAGAGATAACATTAACGGCAGCGCCTGTACTTGGGTCTAGAATTGGTATAAACTATCTATATTAATCTTCGTCATAAAGGTCTGTCTTTTTAGGTTTACAAACCTCTTCTATTAATTTTTCTAAAATTTTATAAATTTTTAAACCTTTCTTGTCACAGTAAGATTTAAGCATCTCGTGATGTTTTTCACTAATTTTTACGTTTTTAGTTTTGTTTTCCATGTGTAAAGATAAATAATGATCTAAAAGGATAAATTACTATCTAAATACATAAAATTTGAGAAATCTTTGCTGAAAACAAAGATATTTATTTGGTAAGAATAAAATTATTTAACCAAACATTTATCAATGGCAAATTCAAACAGAGTATTCGTGTCTCCGGGTGTATACACATCAGAGAAGGATCTAACATTCGTAGCGCAAAGCGTTGGAGTTACAACATTGGGTCTAGTAGGTGAGACTTTAAAAGGTCCAGCATTCGAGCCAATCTTGATTTCTAATTTTGACGAATTTAAAACATATTTTGGTACAACCAGTCCAGCAAAATACGGAGATGGTAACCCAAAATATGAACTTCCATATGTCGCTAAATCATATTTACAAGAATCAAATCAATTATTTGTAACTAGAGTTTTAGGATTAACTGGTTACAAACCAGGCAAAACCTATGGAATTAAAACATTAGGTGGTGTTAATGTCGATTTAACAAGTACACCAACAACAAGCGGTAGCACATTAAACCCTACCTCTTTATCAACAATAAGTGGAGCAACATTCTATGCTGAACTTTCAGGAAAAACATCAACAGAAGGTACATCAATCACTGATTATATTCTTGCTGGATCAAATTCTGATGGTGCTTATGCACTTAATGAGTGGTTTACAATCGGTCAAGTACCAGCATCTGCAACAAGTGGATTAACTGGAACACAATTGTTATCACCAATTGGTAATGCTAATAAAAACTGGTACAATGAATTCTTCGTGAAAAGTGGATCAACAGATTCAACAATTCACGGCGTTTACTCATATTTGTTTGTTTTAACAGGTGCATCATCATTTAGTGTAACAAGATACAAGTATTCTGCATCATTAAATAATGATTATGCTGGTAGAACAGTGTGTTTATTAAGATCTAGAGGTTCATACGTATCAAATGTTCTTGTACATAGAGTAACTGGTTCAACAGCTGTACAAATTACAGGAGCAACTATTGATAAAAACCCGTTATCTCAATTTAACTTATCGGTTACAGATATTGGATCAATAGCACATAGTTTTGATTGTTCGTTTGACAAATCATCTTCAAAATATATTACCAAAATACTTGGTACTGATGTTTTTGACAAGGATAAAAACGAATACCCAGTTTATGTTCATGAAGTATATCCAAATTTAATCAACAACTTATTTGAACAAGGTTTAATTAGAGGTTTAGATACGGATGAACATGTTTTAACAGAAGGTGAAAACTTTGTTACACCATGGGATATGGCTGGTTCATCAACTGTAGTTTCTGAAGTTAGGGGTGGTAAGGTTTTTGATCTATTCAGCTTCTTAACTGTATCAGACGGTGATGCATCTAACTATGAAGTTAAGATTACAATAGCAAATATTGATATTGATACAGCAGAATTTGATGTTCTTGTTCGTGACTTTAACGATACAGACGCAAATCAAGTTGTATTAGAGAAATTTACTAGATGTACAATGAATCCAGATTTACCAGGATATATTGGTAGAAAAATTGGTACATCAGATGGTGAATACGAATTAAGATCTAAGTATGTTATGTTAGTTTTAGCTGACGAACATCCAACAGATGCTATACCAGCTGGTTTTAAAGGTTTAACAACAAGATCAGAAATCGGTGAAGTTCGTTATAAAACAAAGTATTATGATGCTGGTGAAGTTTTATATTATGATGCAAGTGGAAATCCAAACACAACAAACGGAGATAAAGTTAAAAAAGTAACTTTAGGGTTTTCTACAGATGCTCATTTTGAATATGATAGAGATATGTTGAAATTTAAGAGTAGCAATGCTGCTGGTTCAACATTCGGTTTCCACTTATCAGTAAATGCTGCAACAATCACTGGTTCAACTGGTCATTATTTGTATAAAACAACAGCTTATGATTTAGAAGGAACAAGCAAAGGTAAATTAGCAACTACTCCATATAGAAAATTCACAATGCCAGTATTTGGTGGTTTTGATGGTTGGGACATTTATAGAAACACAAGAACAAACGGAGATGGTTACATCTTTGGTAAATCAACATATGTAAGTGGTCACACAGGAAATGGTGGTGTGTTTAGCAGCTCTGTTGGAAACTCAGACTACTATGCATTCTTACAAGGTATTGAAACATTCGCAAACCCTGAAGCAGTAGATATTAATTTATTCGCTACACCAGGTATCGATTGGAACAACCATAGTTCTTTAGTAAATCAAGCAATTGATATTATTGAGAACGATAGAGCTGACTCATTATATGTTGTTAACTCACCTAACTACACAACAGCAGATGAAACAATTTCATCTCTAGATGATTTAGGTCTTGATAGTAACTATTCTGCAACTTACTGGCCTTGGATTCAAGTAAGAGATACTGATAACGCAACACAACTTTTCATACCACCAACAGGTGAAGTATTGAAGAACATTGCATTAACAGATAATGTTTCTTATCCTTGGTTTGCTGTCGCTGGTTACTCAAGAGGTCTTGTTAACGCAATCAAAGCACAAAAGAAACTTACTCTTGATGAAAGAGATGATCTTTATAAAGCTAGAATCAACCCTATCGCAACATTCTCTGATACAGGTACAATTATCTGGGGTAACAAAACGTTACAAGTTAGAGAATCAGCTTTAGATAGAATCAACGTTAGAAGATTATTGTTAAGAGCTAGAAAGTTAATTTCTGCAGTAGCTGTAAGATTATTGTTTGAACAAAACGATGAACAAGTTAGACAAGAATTCTTAAGATTGGTTAACCCAATTCTTGAGTCTATTAAGAAAGAAAGAGGTTTATATGACTTCCGTGTAAGTGTATCAAATGATCCAGAAGATATTGATGCTAACACATTGAGAGGTAAGATTTATATCAAACCTACAAGAGCGTTGGAATTTATTGATGTAGAATTTATCATCACTCCAACAGGTGCTTCTTTTGAAAACATCTAATATTACAATAGAAATAGAAATGGGGACGGCTAAAAACCTCCCCATTTTTTATTTATTATATTGAATATCAGTAAATTAGAATTATTAGAATAAAAGAATATTAGAACAATAGAATACCAGAATATTAGTACATTTGTATATTAGTAGTATTAGTATATTAGTATTTTAGTAATTCAGTAGCAAAAAGCTAACGAAAAAAAACCAAAAAATCAAGTATTTGGGTAAATAAATTTTATTTCACATATTGATATATTTATAGGAAAGAAATAAACACAAAAACATAATACAAAAACAATGGCAGATTTATTAATGAAAATGCCGGTTCCATATGAACCGAAACGTAAAAATAGGTTTATCTTAAGATTCCCATCATCTTTAGGTATTAACGAATGGTATGTAACATCTACTGCTCGTCCTAGTGCTAAAATTAACTCAACAGAAATACCATTTTTAAATACTTCAACATATGTAGCTGGTAGATTCACTTGGGACCCAATCAAGGTTACATTTAAAGATCCAATTGGTCCTTCAGCATCACAAGCTCTTATGGAATGGTTCCGTCTTCATGCTGAATCCGTAACCGGTAGAATGGGCTACGCCGCTGGTTATAAAAAGAATGTAGAATTAGAAATGTTAGATCCAACAGGAGTAGTAGTCGAAAAATGGATTCTTGAAGGCTGTTTTCTGACTAGTCTAAACTTTGGTGATTTGAACTATTCTCAAGATGAGTTAGCAACAATTGATGCTGAGTTGAGAATGGATAGATGTATCCAAGTATACTAATATTAATTTTAAAATAGATTTATTTAAATCCATCATCCCTTTTGGGTGGTGGATTTTTTGTTCCATGTGGAACGTTTTATATAACCCATTGATTTTCTAATAAATTATACTTATATTAATACAAACTAATTTAATTTATTATGGATAATATTAACCCAATGGTTGCATATGATGTGGTATCTTTACCATCACAAGGTGTACACTATTCCAACGGAAAGAAAACATTAAGAGTAGCATATCTAACAGCTGCTGATGAAAATATTTTAATGTCACCAAATTTGATACAATCTGAAACGGTAGTTGATGAATTGTTAAAAAGAAAGATATTAGATAAAGATCTTAGTTTTGACGATCTTGTTGAAGAAGATAAGCAAGCTATATTAATCTTTTTAAGAAATACAGCATTTGGTACAGAATATACTTTAACATTAACAGACCCAACAACAAAAAAATCATTTGAAGCTACGTTGGATCTATCTGTTTTAAAGGTTAAAGAATTTAAATTAGTTCCTGATACAAATGGTGAATATTCATATATCTTACCAATATCCAAGAAAAACGTTACGTTTAATTTTTTAACAAACGCACAAGAAAAGGAATTACAGATTATCAAAGAATCAAGTGGTACAACCGTTTCACCGCTTAATACTAAAAAACTTGAAATGATGATAAAATCTGTTGATGGTCAAAGAGACCAGATGGCAATATATCAATTTATCCAAAATCTACCAATCAAAGATTCACAAGAGTTTAAAAAGTTTGTTTCTGAAAATAAACCAGGTTTAGACCTAATAGTTGATGTAATCGCCCCGTCAGGAGAAAAAGTCCCAGTTTTGGTTGACTTTGGGGTGGAGTTTTTTCGTCCCTTCTACGGAA